GGTGGTATGATTGGTGGAGGTATCAAAGCTATCTCTGATTGGTTTAATAATCATATTTAATATAAAATGTATACAATATTACTTTCCGCAGGATCAGAAGGTGTACCTAGTCTTGGTGCATTTGAAACTCTAACTCAGTATGGAGCTCTAGGTGTTGTAGTCTTAGGTTTAGGTGCAGTTCTTTGGTTTATGCTAAAAAGACAAATTGCATCTGAAGACAGATTAAAAGCACGGGTTGATGAGCTTGAAAAAGAACTTAAAGAATATATAAAAAATGATCAAAATCAGTTGCGTAGCATTATTGAAAATAACACTCGCACTGTAGAAAGCTTTAAAGAGCTCTTGCTAACTAGAAAAAGTAAGTAGTTATGAAAAAGTCTTTATTACCAATACTTCTATTGGCTGTTATAGCTCTTGTACTTCTTGGAATCTTTTCTGCTGGAGACAAGCATGTTGAAGTAGTGGATAGTAATACTAACCTTTTGGAACAAAACACTCAGCTTAAATCTGAAAATAGCGAGTTAAAAACTGAGAATACCCAGCTAATTGCTAAGAATGAAAACCTTATTCAACAAGTTGAAGAGGTTACTATGATGGCAGATAGTATCAAAGAAACAAATGTTGAGAAACCTGTACCTGTTATAGTGCAAGATAAGATTGAAGCAAAATATGGATGGGCAACTCCAAACTATGTATTTGAGTTGCTTGTATTTCAGTTAGACAATGGTCCAACTAAACAAGACTATAAAGCAAGTTTACTTGAGGTTTTAAATAATAAGGCTCTCTATTATCCTTCAGAAGAAGATCCTGAACAACCAGGTAAAATAGTAAAGCGTTCTGAAATAGATAGTTTAGTTAATCTTAAATTTTAAAGAAATGAAAAAATTTTTTAATCAACTTTTCTGTGACAGCAACTCAATTAATGAGAAGTCAGTTGTAGGTTTCATGGCATTTGTGATGATGATTTTGTTTGCTATTGGTGATATAGTAACAGGGATTTTAGGTAAAGAACTTATTGTGAATGAGTTTATATTCAATTCTTTTCTTATACTTGTGCTTGGATCTTTTGCAATAGGATCTATTGATAAGTATACAAATAAGAAACATAACTCAAGTAAAACAGAGGCTGAGTCTGGGACAGAGGAAGCTTCTTAAACAAACTCTCTATGAAAAAGTATACAATAGGTGAACTTCAGTTTGAATTCAAAAAACTGGGGTATCAATGGTTTGATTTCATGATTGTAGGTATAAGATCTACACTAGACAAGCCTAATGAATTTGATGATCTCATTGGATTAGTTGCTAATGGAAAAGTTACTTGGTTTACAGGTACTACTAATCCAGGAACTAATTGGCTTAAAAACATCATGAATCCTAAAGGTACTGCTGTTCTTAAACCTGGTCAATACATTGATACTTGGGCTTTTGGTCTTCATCAAGGTAAATATGAAGCTTTGAAACAAGTTAAACCTGTAACTGTATATAGAGATAAAGATCTTGATGATAAGTCAGAAGAAACTGCTGTTACAGATACAGGTCTCTTTGGTATTAATATTCACCGAGCTAATGAGAAAGCAATCTCTAAGATTATTGATAAGTGGTCTGCAGGTTGTCAAGTATTAAATAATCCAGCAGATTTTAAAACCCTTTTAGATTCTTGTAAAGAAAGTAAACTAAAAGCTTTTACTTATACTCTGCTTAAAGAGTTTTAATATGGCTGCACCCAACAAAAAGTACTTTGAAATAATCTCAAAGTATGTTAAAAAATTTCCCAATTCTCCTAAGAGAACTTTATCTAGGAAAATCTATGCGGAAAATAAATTAGTTTTTGGAACTTTATCTGCTGCTTATGATGCTTTGCGTTATTATACAGGGACTATGGGTACAGCAAAAAGAAGCACTCTTTCAAAAAATAAAAAGCTAGATATTCTAGCTTATGGTGCTGATCTTAAACCAATAAATCCTTTTGATTTACCAGAGTCAGACTATGATCCTGCAGAACCATTTGCAATTCCCACTTCTATTACTAAGCTAGGAATTCTATCAGATATACATATTCCTGAACATGATATAGAAGCACTTACAGTAGCAATAAGAGATCTACAGAATGAAAATATAGATGGCTTACTGTTAAATGGAGATATCCTAGATATGCATCAGGTATCAAGACACTTTAAAGACCCAGGAAGAGCTCGCATTAAAAAAGAGTTTGAACTGGGTCTTCAGTTTATACAAGCTATAAGAAAAGCTTTTCCTGGAGTACCGGTATATTTTAAAGAGGGTAACCATGAAAAGCGCTGGCCAACCTGGTTAAGATCTAGAGCTATTGAGATTTGGGATGATGAAGAATATACAATTCCTAATAAACTAAGATTAGGTGAAAATCAGATTACCTGGATTTCTAATAATCAGCCAATTAAATATGGTAACTTGTGGATAATTCATGGTAATGAAATATCAGGAAACTCTAGAGTTTCTCCAGCACATGCTGTATCTTTAAGAGTACATGAATCTACTCTAACAGGGGATAAGCATAGACCAGATAAAAAACATGTAAAACATCAGCTTTCAGGTGCAATAACTACCTATTATACAACAGGTTGTTTATGTGGATTGAGAGCAGATTATCTTCCAAACAATGATTGGATGCATGGATTTGCAATAGCCTATGTAAATTCTCAGGGTAATATTAGTGTAGAAAACAAAGAAATACATAATGGTAGAATCCTATAAATTCAGAGTCATGGATCCAGAAATAAAGAAACCTGAGACTTGGCCCTTCTTAGAACTTGATGTTTATATAGAGGATGAATCTGCAGCTTTAGTGGAAAAATCTACTTTATTTTTAGACTATGATCAGATTGAAATCATGTATTTCTGGGAAAGCACTCTTAGACTTAATAATGGAGAGAGCAAGTCTATAACCGTAATAAGACTATCAGATGACACTAACTTTAAAGTAGCTTTAAGTTACAACAGATTTAAAAAGGTGATTCTAGAGTGGTTTAAACATTATAACTACTTGATAGACAGCGGAGTATATGAGCTTACCTTAAGTACAGAAGAAGAAAAAAAATCTGAGTAACTTTCCTTCCCAGTTACTCCATCAGAGACCTAGTCCCGTAAGACTAGGTTTCTTTTTTTATAACTATTTGATATTTAAACATTTCACATTATATTTGTCAAATGTTTAACCTAAAAACCAATAAACATGTCAAAAGAGAACATTGAAAATCAAGAGGAGCTTACACCAGAACAAGTAGAAGCTCTTAGAAAAAACATGACTGATTACTACAATGATCAGGTTCCTATGCTTGAGTTGCAACTTAAAGCAGAAGGATTAGCTGCTGATTTAGAAGAAGCTAGACTTAGAAGACTTGTAGCTTCTATGCGTATTGCTCAAATCATGGCAGGACCTAAAGAAGATCCAGAAGCTAAACAATCTCAAGAAGAATTAGCTCAGTTTAAGAAAGAAAGAAAGCTTAAAACTACTTAATCATGGCTAAAGTAAATCTTGTATCAAAGCGTGTTCAGATGGACAAGTGGAATATACTTAAGTTCCAGCTTGTCACTCATTGCTATATTCAAGGTTTAGCTTTATCAGAATCTGAGCTTAACTGCTTAACTCTCTTAGGAATTAATACAGAAGCTGAACTTGCAGATTTTTGCAATGCTTCTTGTGCTGAAGATCAGAGAGATAAAGAACCATCTTTAGAACATAAGTCCCATATATTCAAGAATCCTCAGACTGTGAGAAACTGTTTGACTAAGCTTGAAAAAATGGGGCTTATTACTAAGGAGGGGAAGAATAGAAAAAAGATCTATTTAGCAGAATCTCTAAAGGTTCAGACTAAAGGTAACATAGTTCTTGATTATAAAATAGTGCATCTTGAACCCGAAAAAGTCTAAAGTAATAGTTGATATAACAGCTAAGGAATTAGATGTTAGCTCTGATTTGGTTAAAGATATAACCTCATTCTACTGGAGTAGAATAAGAAAAGCATTAACTAAATTAGAATTTCCAGCAATAAATCTTGAAGGTTTAGGGGAAATGACTATAAGACCTATTAAACTAAAAGAGTTTACAGAAGATCATGTAAGTCTTCAGAAATATGTAAACCCTAAGAAATTTGGTGGTTTTGCAAGACTAAAGAATATTGAAAGCAGACTTGAAAGACTTGTGAATATGCAACTTATGTTGGATATACATGAAATGAAAAGAGAACAATCTAAAACCAAAAGAAATGAGTATCAAAAAAATCTGGAAGAACCGAGCACAGATTCTGGAGGGAATCAAGAATAGTGTTTTTAAACAAGAGCATATAGAGTTAATTGCTGCAGAAAGACAATCTATCTGTGATAAATGTGAGCTCATTGATCTTAAAGGAGATAAGTGTTTAGTACCTGGAACTAAGCCTTGTTGTGGAGAATGTGGTTGTAGTTTAGAATTTAAGACTAGATCTCTTTCATCACATTGTCCACATCCTAAAGGACCTAGATGGGATGCTTATCTTACAGAGGAAGAAGAAGATTCATTAAATACTGAGCTAGGAATTTAAACATGAAAATTATTTGTCTGGTAACAATGTATAATAGACCTCGCATATCTGAGATATTTCTTACAGGTATGCGAAGATTAGGTATTGAAGTATTTGCATCAGTATCAGACAGATTCTCTAATGATATCTGTAATAAGTTTGGTATACAATGTATACTAGAACCTAATCTACCTATAGGTAAAAAGCTTAATAAAACTCTAGAGTCAATAATGCATAAAGATTGGACACATCTTATGATATCAGGAGATGATGACTTATATCTAAATGAGATTCTAGATATTTATGATACCTATAAAGATGAACCAGCAATAGGATTTAAAACTCTTTATTTTATTGAACCTTCAAGTCAAAGAGCAATGCGATTTGAATATGAAGCAGATATTACTATTGGTGCAGGAAGATTACTAAGAAGAGATGTGGTAGAAAAGGTTTTACAGATAAAGAAAGGTTTATGGGATAGGTATCTAAATAAAGGATTAGATGCTAGCATGACTAGAAATCTAAATTTTATAGGTGTTACAGCCAGATGTATACCTTTAGATAAACCCTTAATCATAGATGTTAAAAGCAAACAAAATATATGGTCTTTTGATAGAATACATGACTTTAAAAAAACTGTAAATATTATAGAGCCTCAATCTTATGACTCAGTAGTTGGTCTTCTATCAGATAAAGAAAAGCTGCTGATATCTAAACTTCCCAAATAATATCAACTCCCATGACACTCATATTCAAATCAGAAACCCACTCCTACACAAGCCTCAATCCAGATGAACAAATAGATTGGATTAGTGTAACCAAGTTTGTTAGCTTATTTAAGGATAAGTTTGATGCTGTTAAGATAGCAGAGAAATCTTCTAAGAATAAGCGCTCAAAGTGGTATGGTATATCACCAGAAGAGATTCAACAGATTTGGGCAAGTGAAGCTAAAAGAGCTACTGATTTAGGTACTTGGTATCATAACCAAAGAGAGTCAGATATTACTGGAATTGATACTATAGATAGACAAGGTATTTCAATTCCTATTATCAAACCTATTATTCAAGATGGTGTTAAACATGCACCAGATCAAAAACTTACAGAGGGTATTTATCCTGAACACCTGGTATATCTTAAATCAGCAGGATTATGTGGACAATCAGATCTTGTAGAAGTTGTTAAGAACACTGTCAATATTATTGATTACAAAACCAACAAAGAAATCAAGACAGAATCTTACAAGAATTGGGAAGGGCTATCTCAAAAAATGAGTGGCCCTTGTTCACATCTAGATGATTGCAACCTTAATCACTATGCTTTACAATTAAGTACTTATCTTTATATTATATTAAAACATAATCCTCAGTATAAACCAGGTAAACTAACTCTGCATCATATTATTTTTGAAGAAGAGTCTAAAGATAAGTATGGTAATCCTGTAGCAAAAAAGGATGCTGAGGGTAATCCAATTGTAAAAGAAGTTGTACCTTATGATGTTCCTTATTTAAAGACTGAGGTAATAGCCATGATTAACTGGTTAAAAGATAACCGCAATACACTTAAAAATGAGCAATGATCCCTATCAACATCAAAATACATCGGTATATAAACAAGAACTAAGAGTACTAAAACAAATGCAAAAAGATGCTGAAAAGACAATGTTTCCTAAAAAGGAAACTTGTGATACAGCAAAAAAACTAATGAATCTTATACAAAATAAAAATGACTACTAGATTATTTGATATAGAAAATGGGGAGGTTAAAGCTTCAGAGCACTGTTATGCTTTAAAGTTTTTGAAGGATATAATGGATGAACATCAAGATAACTATATAAAAATTTATAAGTATTTGTTTTATATGACTTGTCCAAACCCAGATATGAATCCTTATTTTCATATGAGTGAGGTAGAAAAGGAAGAAGTTATACTCGAAGATATTGAAGCAGATTTCTCTACAGATGATGATCTTATTCAAATAGCTCTTAAAAAGTGTGAAAAGATGTATGAAACTCCTACATCTAGAGCATATAAGGGTCTTAAATCCATGTTAGATAGATTAGCTGTTTACATGGAAAACACACCTATTACTCATGGTAGAGATGGTAATATAAATTCATTAGTGGCTGCAGCTAAGAATTTTGAAGGAATAAGAGCTTCTTTTAAAGGAGCATATAAAGATCTTAAAGAAGAACAACAATCACATGTGCGAGGTGGAGCAGGTCTTGCATATGATCAAATATAAAAACCAATGGAAAAAGAATTCATGAATGACTGGTTGTTTCATTACAACCCTTACACTAAAATCTGGTCTGCTTTTCATAGACAAGACATGGTTAAGTATTTTAATGGTGAGAAAACATCTACAATTATCCAGTCTAATAAACAGTCTACTCTTGTAGAAATTATTACTAAATCAGAGGGAGATCTTAAGAAGATTAAAAAGTTTATTAATGAGTAGTTATATTAAAATACCTACTTGGAATAAAGGTGTATGGGAATACACTGAATTTGCTACTCGTGATGAGTACAAAGACTTTGTGTTATCTATATTCAAAGAACCTGGTAAATACAACTTTAATGAAGTATCTTCTGAATTTAATAAAGAAGCTGAAAAGTTTAGGCAGCAAAATTTTTACTGTGCTTCACCTATGGGAAGCAAAGATTATAGAAAGTATTGGGATACAGAGAAAGAAAAATGTAAATATGGAGCAATCTTTAAAGATGATCAACACACATGGTACCTTACCAGAGAATACTACATGTGGCTCAATTTCTTACCAATTAATGACAAAGAGAAAAGAAAATTTGACTTTCCCACTGTTAGAGATGCACAATATCACATGGCACTCTACGAGCTACTTGCAGAACTCAACTATCAACATGCAGCTATCCTCAAAAAGCGACAAATAGCATCATCTTATTTCCATTGTGCTAAGATGATAAATCTCATATGGTTTGAAGAAACACCTATTGTTAAAATGGGTGCAAGCCTTAAAGATTACATAAATGAAAAAGGATCTTGGAAATTTCTTAATGAGTATAAATCATTTCTAGATTTACATACTGCTTGGTATAGACCTATGAATCCTGGTAAGGTTCTTTTGTGGCAACAGCAAATTGAACAAGTAATAGGTGGTAGAAAAAGCATGACTGGTCTAAAAGGAGTACTTCAAGGAGTTACTTTTGAAAAAGATCCTACATCTGGTGTAGGTGGACCATGTACTTTCTTCTTTCATGAGGAAGCAGGGATTGCACCAAAAATGGATGTAACTGTAGAATTCTTATTTCCTGCTATGCAATCTGGTATGCTTACTACTGGATTATTTGTGGCTGCAGGATCAGTGGGTGACCTGGATCAGTGTCAACCACTTAAACAAATGATATTATACCCAGAAGCAAATAGTATCTATTCTATAGAATCAAATCTATTAGATGATAGAGGTACTATAGGTAAGACAGGTCTCTTTATTCCTGAGCAATGGTCAATGCCACCTTTTATAGATCAGTATGGCAACTCCCTGGTTGAAGAAGCAGTGAAAGCAATTGATACTCAAAGACTTAAGTGGAAAAAAGACCTGTCACCAGAACAATACCAGCTTAGAATATCTCAGCATCCTAAGAATATAGCTGAGGCATTTGCCTTTAGAAAGGTGTCTAAATTTCCAATGCACCTAGTATCTTCTCAAAAAAGAAGGATTGAGGAGAAAGAATATCCTTATGAGTTTATAAATCTGGAGAGGGATGCTTCAGGTAAAATAGAACCTAAGCCTACTAACAAATTACCTATCAGTGAATTCCCTATAAGTAAGAATACTGAAGATAAAACAGGGGTACTTGTTGTATGGGAAAAACCTCAAGCTAATGCTGAATGGGGTACCTATTATGCATCTATTGACCCTGTTGGTGAAGGTAAAACTACAACCTCAGAATCACTCTGTTCTATCTATGTCTACAAAAACCCAGTAGAAGTTACTAGAATAGACAGGGGTGAAACAACCAATTTTACAGAATCAGATAGAATAGTAGCTGCTTGGTGTGGTAGATTTGATGATATCAATAAAACCCATGAAAGACTAGAGTTAATAATAGAGTGGTATAATGCATGGACTATAGTAGAAAGTAACATATCCCACTTCATTAACTACATGATACACAGGAAGAAACAAAAGTATCTTGTACCAAAAAGTCAGGTTCTTTTCCTCAAAGATCTAGGATCTAATACTAATGTATTCCAAGAGTATGGGTGGAAAAACACAGGCACTCTATTTAAGAATCACATGCTTAGCTACCTTATTGAGTACCTAAAAGAGGAGATTGATCATGAAACCAAGGATGATGGTACTATAGTAAAAACCACTTATGGGGTAGAAAGAATACCAGATCTTATGGCTTTTGTTGAAATGGAAGCATATGATGATGATGTAAACGTGGATAGATTAGTATCTTTAGCAGCGCTAATAGCTTTTGCTAAAGTTCAGCAAGCTAATAGAGGATATAGAAAACGTGTAGAAGAGGTGAATACCAAGAACTTGCAAAAGTCTGATAATTTATATAAATTAAATACAAGCCCTTTTAGGCACATGGGAAAGATGAGGAAAGTTCCAGGTATGAGCTTCCCTAAATCACCATTTAAAAATATGAGATAAGATGAGAGTTTTAAACGCAATGCAGTTAAAGAGTGGAGCTAAAGCGGAATATAACCGCATGGGCTCAATCACTCAACCTATTCAATTTTTACCAAGAAAAGAGAAAGATGATGATTGGACTGCGTGGAATCTTGATTGGTTAGAGTGGCAAGGTCTTAAGCAAATCAGAAGAAATGCTAGAAGACTCATGAAAAACTATAAACTTGCAAAAGGTATTATAGACAAAACAGACTATCTTGTTTCTGAGGATAATGAAAATAGAGACTTATTAGAAACACTTACTCAGGAAGACTTTAGTGCACTTGAGCTTAAGTTTTATCCTATTATTCCCAATGTGATTAATGTAATGGTAGCTGAGTTTGCTAAGCGCAATACTAAAGTTACCTTTAAAGCTGTAGATGAGTTCTCATATAATGAACTCATGGAGCAAAAAAGACAAGCTGTTGAACAAGTTCTTTTTTCTCAAGCTGAACAAAAGCTTATTGATGGCATGATTGAAATGGGAGTTGATCCCAATGATCCTGAAATTCAAGAAAAATTACAACAACAGCTTTCTCCAGAAAATCTTAAAACTCTCCCTGAAATTGAAGACTTCTTTAGTAAGAATTACAGATCTATGGGAGAAGCATGGGCTCAGCATCAATTCAAAGTAGATGAAGAGCGCTTTAAGATGGATGAATTAGAGGAGCGCGCTTTTAGAGATATGCTTATTACAGATAGAGAGTTCTGGCACTTCCGCATGATGGATGATGACTTTGATATTGAACTCTGGAATCCTGTAATGACATTCTACCACAAGTCACCAGAAGTAAGATATATTTCTCAAGGTAACTGGGTTGGTAAAGTAGAGATGATGACTGTGGCTGATGTTATTGATAAGTATGGTTATCTAATGACTCAGGAGCAACTTGAGTCTCTTGAAGCTATTTATCCAGTAAGATCTGCGGGTTATCCTTTACAAGGATATCAAAATGATGGTAGCTACTATGATGCTACTAAGGGTCATGATTGGAATGTAAACATGCCTTCTTTACAATACAGACAATTTGTATCCATGTATGATAACTTCATCTACAATGGTGGAGATATTGTTAACTGGGTAATGGGTGAGTCTGAAGACTACAAAGATATGGGTATGGCTTTCATGCTTAGAACAACTACAGCATATTGGAAGTCACAAAGAAAAGTAGGTCACCTTACTAAGGTAACTGAGTCAGGTGAAGTAATTGTAGATATAATAGATGAGGATTATAAAATTACTGATAAACCTATCTACAATACAGCATTATTTAAAAATAAGACTAAAGACAATCTTATTTTTGGAGAGCATATCGAGTGGATCTGGATCAATGAAGTTTGGGGAGGTGTAAAAATTGGTCCTAACCACCCATCC